ACCCACATTTTTTCGTGAGATATTTTGATATCACCAACATACATTCCTGGTCTTTTTAAAATGTGTTCCAGTGTAGACATTTTTTGATATTTCTGTGAATTTGATTTTTCCTTCATTAAATTTGAATATATAGGAAAATTTCTATTTAAGTATTGTTTTTTTCAATTTTTTAAGTATATTTCTAATTAAAAAATTGATAATAAAATTTTTGATTTAAATACAATCATAATATATGCTTTCTCTTGGAACATTAATTAATATTTTTTCAAAACTCTTAAAAATATTAAAAAATTAATTGCAAATGATGATGTTGACATAATTAATAAAATGATTAGTTACATTGAAACCAATCAAAATCAAAATCAAAATAATATTGATACTATATACAATAATCTTTGTCATTATGTTTTATTTTGCAACAGAAATTTGACTAAAAATTGGTTGAATAAATTAATTAAATTAAATGAAAATACAAATAGAACTATATTTTCTTATTGTTACAATAATTTTGACATAAATTTCTACAAAAACAATAATTATGATGATCTTTTATTATTAGTGGCCAATGGTTTTCCAATTCATTTTTGGCATTTATGTGAAATAAATTCACACTGTAAATTAGATTTTTTAAAGGAATTAGTTGTTGATGAAACAAATTTTGATTTAATTACAAATGGAAATACATTAGTTTTCAAAACAAATAATTATGGAAATATAACTGTAACAACATCATGTGGAAATTTTGATCCAGATTGTTTTTTTCTTACCAAAATGAATTTTACGAAAAAATTTATTAAAATATTTGGAGAATTTTGTTTTAAATATAAATACTATTATCTTTTTGATCATTACAAAAAAGAATTATCCAGTTATAATATTGTGAAATATATTAATGTTTGTACTGATTCATATTACATAAAATTACTTTTAGAAAAACATCCTGATATCAAAATAGATTTAAGCAAAACATATTATGATGGATATACATTTGAAAAAATTCTTCAAAATAAAAATTACTATGAAGACGATCCAATATTATTTCAATCAAGTTATAATTATCCAGGTATTGCATATTCATATATTCAAGCACCATCACTTTGTTTTTACTCTGAAATTGTTTTAAATAATTTTTATGCTGATAATAAAGTTATTACTAACGATGATTTTATCAATTCTTTAACAAAATTAAATAAACTGACATTTCATAATTGTAGTGGTAATGTCATGAAAATTTTTAATAAAGATAATAACCTTGTTAATTTTCAAAATTTTGAATTTATTATTGTAAAATACTATAAGAATGAAAAAGATTCACATTATTTTGCAGATTTTATAAATCAAATAAAAAATTTAGTTAATAATTTAAGTGATAATGATAAATCAAAGTTATTATTTATTGTTGCAGAAATATCTTTCAAATCATTTTGTAAATTAGTTTACAACAATCCGTGTCCTACAAAAGAAGAATTTGAAAATTATGATGAAAGTAAACAATTAAAATTCAATGAAGATCACGTTATTGTTTCAACATTTGGTAAACCAAATCAAAAACAATTTTATTTTCTATTAAATTACTGTTTGAATAATAATAAAATATCAAAATATGATGAATTATATGTTGCTATTTGTAATATTCACAGTCATAATATTTATGCAAATTTCAAGTTAATTGAAAATAAAATATCACAAGAAATAACAAATTCGTGTTATGTAGACAAAGTAAAAATACGGATTGAAAATTATATTTGTAGTTTGGAATATTTGTGATTTATTTATTAAAAATTGAATATTTAAAAAATAATTATCTTATCCTATTACATGTCAAATTTAAACACTTTATTAGATATATTCAATACTATGTATACTTCGTATACTAACAAATTAGTAGAAATTAAAAATTTAAATAATGATATTGTTATTATTGAAACTTTATTAGATTATATTAACAATAGTAATGATTATAGAAGACGAGGCATTTTTCTAGGATTGTGTCATTATATTTTCTTTTCAAATAACAATTTAATAAAAAATTACATTGACACCTTAGAAAAAATAGCTAAAAAATATTCTTACAACATGTTTGAAAATTATGTCCAACGTTCTACTAGTTCACTTTTGATTTCAATTTCAACAGAAGATTTTTATTTGTTGATATCACACGGATTTCCAATATCATTTTGGGATTTGGACACAATTAATAAATATCATAAACTGGATTTAAATGAAATTATTATAGATGAAAAGAATTGTCAGATGTTTTTTCCTGAACAAACAACATTTACAATAAAAACTAATAAATATGGATCAATTTTTTTCCAGTTAACGAATCGAAAAGAATCAAGTATAGATTTCATCAAATCCATTAAAATAAATTACTCGATGAAACTTAAAAAAATATTAATGGATTATATTTTTATATATGGAGGTCAAAAATTATGGGATTTTTTCAAGGAAAAACTTGTTAATGAAAATTTATTAAAATATATCAATAAAAATAATTCTGATTTCTATGTCAATTTAGTACTTGAAAAATACCCAGATGCCAAGTTTGATTTGACAAAAAACCATTACAGTAAATTATCATTTGAGAAAATTCTTAAAAACAAGAATTATCATGACGATGATCCTATATTTTTTGAAAACATCTTTGATGATTATGAAATTACTTTTGATTATATACAATTTCCTAGTTTGTGTTTTATAAGTGATACAATCATAAATAAATATTATTTAACCAAAAAAATAACTAATGATGAATTTATAGAATGTCTCAATAAACTAAATAAAAAAAATAACGTTCAGAACAGTTATATTAAAAACGTTTTTGATAAAGATCCAGAATTATTCACATTTGAAAACATTGAACATTTATTGACTAAAATTTGGTATAAAAAAAATAATTTATATCAAATAACAAATTTTGTGGAACATTATAAAAAATCACTAAATAAATTCACACAAAATGAAAAAGATAGACTATTGTTCATTTTGGCTCAAAAAGAATTCTTTTTATTTTGTATTTTGGTATTTAATATGTCTGAACCAAACATTAAAGACTATGAAGAATACGATGAAAATAAAGGATGGAAATTTAATGAAGAACACATAATTATTTCATGTTTTGGAAATCCACACAAAACCAAGTTTTTAAATTTCATTAAATTTTGTTTGAAACATAATAAAATTTCCAAATTCGACGAGTTATATGTGGCCATACGTGAAAGTTATGGTCCTAAATCGTGGATTGAATTAATAGGAAATAAAGTAACGGATGGTATATACGATTTGTACCAAAAACAAAAAGTTCGTCTTAATACAGAAAATTTTTATTGTAGTTTGGTTTATTAATTTATTTAAAATTGATTATTAAATTCTTTTTTATTGAATTTTATAAAATATGGAAGATCCATGTATGAAAGATATAAATGTTTTACTTGTAAAATTTCGATATATGTATAGTAATATTAATGATAATTTACCAAAAATAAAAAATTTAAATAATGATAGTGAAATTATTGAAATTGTGTTAAAACATATTCATTATCAAATAAGTTTTATTAGAGAACAAATATTTTCAGGATTATGTCATTATATTTTCTTTTCAAACAATAATTTAATAAAAACTTATATTGATAAATTAAAAGAAATTGCCAAAAAATATTCATATGATATGTTTAAAAATTATAAAAATATGCATAGTATATCATTTTTAATTCCGTTAGATTATGACAATTTTTATCAATTAATTTCAAATGGTTTCCCAATACCTTTTTGGTATTTACATATAATCAATGATCATCACAAGTTGGATTTTTTAGATGAAATAATCATAGACGATAATAATTATTCTATGTTCATTCCTCAACAAAATATATTTAGTTCTTATTATAATATATTTTCTATTAAAACCAACAAATATGGAAGTATATATTTTCAAACTTATGAGCCTTTTGAAATAAGTAAATTAGATTGTTTAAAATTAATAAAAATAAATTATTCATCAAAAATTAAAAAAATTATTGCAGATTATATTTTTAAACATAAAAATCATGTATTATATGATTTTTTTAAAGAAAAACTTGTTGATGAAAATTTATTAAAATATATTAATAAAAATAATTCAGAATTTTATGTCAACATAATACTTGAAAAATATCCAAATGTCAAGTTTGATTTGACAAAAAATTCTTACAGTAAATTATCATTTGAAAAAATTATTAAAAACAAGAATTTTATTGATAATGATCCAATATTTTTAAAAAATATCGATAATTACATTTACTCCGAAATCGTTTTTAATTACATACAAGTTCCTAGTTTATGTTTTATGAGCAATAAAATCATAAATGAATATTATTTAATCAAAAAAATAACAAATGATGAATTTATTGATTGTTTACATAAATTATTTAGAAAAAATATTAAATATTGTACTCACATTCAAAGAGTTTTAAGTAAAGATCAAAATTTATTTACATTTGAAAACATTGAATTTCTATTTACTAAATTTTGGAATAAAAATTTGGACAACTACTATATATTTCAATTTGTGGAATATTTCATTGAATCATTAAATAAATTATTACCAATTGAAAAAGATAAAATATTATTTATTTTGGCTAAAAAATATTTTTCATTATTTTGTAAATTAGTATTTAATGTCGAAAATCCAAAAATAAAAGATTATGAAAATTATGATGAAAATAAAGGATGGAAATTTAATGAAGAACATATAATTATTTCTTGTTTTGGAAATCCACTCAAAACCAAGTTTTTAAATTTCATTAAATTTTGTTTAAAACATAATAAAATATCCAAATATGATGAACTTTATGTAGCATTAAAGAATAATAATAACAAAGAATGCATTGACTTGATACAGAATAAAATATCAAATGATATAATTGATTTGTACAATAAACAAAAAGTGTATTTATACACAGATAATTTTAGTTGTGAATTAGTAATTATTTAAAAAATACATTGGACATAATTGTAATTGACTGCAGTTTCTTTAATTTTATCATTATCACTTGTTCCTCTTTGATTTATATTGAAAAAAGTACAAGTTACGGTATTTAAAGTTATTTTGTTTGACTCGATGCCTGATCCATTATTTAAGGTACTTTTTTTAGATGGTCCTTCAAAATAGAAAAATAAATTGAGATTTTCGTCAAATGAAACTTCTGTCAAAACAGTTTGTGATTCACTTTTATTTTCATTTCCAAAAACACAAGTTATATTATCATCAAATAATTTGAATCTATATTTATTAATTACTGTAAAATTATCAGTATCAACATTTTTATCTTTGTTGTTAATACATGTAATTCCGTGAACTATGATTTCTTTTACTTTATTTTGATCATCTAAAACATGTTCTGAATATTTGTAACCACATGCATAATTTCCTTTTTCGTTTCTTGTATTTTTTGATGCATCACCTGCTAAACACAATCCTTGTTGATGAGGATGTTGTTCTTTTAAAAGTTCCCAAACAAGTTCAACATTATTTTTAGTCAAAGGTGGTAAATTCAAATTAAATGTTTTAGCAACAAAAGATTTTATATTATCAATTGAATCAACATTTTCTTTTAATTTGATATCACAAGGAATCCACGAAAATGTTTTTTCCAAAGTTTTTTGTTTTCCAGATAAAACATTTGGATCATATACGACATAATCAATTAATGTATTTTCTGAAATTACAGATAATACATTTGCATTTTGACCAATTTCATATAAGGTATCTTGTGTTCTTCCAAATATTGATACTGTTCCATTTACATCATCTACATCACAAACACGATATTTAGTTTGAGCATTAAGTGAATTTTTATAAATTCCTTCTACATAGGAGTTATTTCCGTTTAAAATTAATTTATAATTTAACTTAAATGCCACACCAACTTTTTCTTTTTCAAAATTTTTATTAATTTGTTCTTTAACAGAATATCCATTTATAAACAATTCGTCTTGATCATGTTTAACAAATCTAAATCCAACACTTTTAAATCCACTTGGAGCATTAGATACAGCACCAATTTTTTGAGCTGTTTTATAACATCCTTCTTTGTGAACATTTTTTAAAACATTAAAATGCCTTTTAGCTGTGTTTTCATCATAAACAAAATCATTTAATTTACTTTTATAGATATCTACTTTATTTTTTGGTGTATTTGTTTGTAGGTTTATTTTCATTTCTAAAAGTAAATAACATTTTTTAATTATAGTGGATGATATTTTGATTATAAAAACTAATTTAAAGCTTACTTTAACGATAAAAACGACATGAATATTTTTATCGTTGAATCATGACAATAAAGAGTTGATTTATAAATCATGTAAAATTATTTTATCTTTATATTCTAATGGTTTCTCTTTTTCTTTATGTTCTTTTATTTTATCACATAAATTAATTGTAATTTTAATATATTTTTGTAGTTCTTCAATATATTTATAAAAATTTGTAATAAATAAACCTTGATTTTCATTAAATTTAATTAAAATTTCTGGTTTGGAACCTTGATTTAAACATGCCAACCATAAATCTAAAGTTGAATTATATAATTTGTCAAAACTGTTAATATCTCCTATTATTTCACCTGATTTTTTAATGAAATTTGGATCTGTTGGTATAGTTACTTTTAGAGAACTTAAATCACCAAATTCAGGTTTTTTATTGTTAATCTGTGTACAAATGTTATCAAAATCTGAAAATTCATTTTTAGTTTGCAAAATATTTTTTATTGATAATTGATCTGCAAAACATAAATAAACCAATCTTGCCAATCTTTTTTGATATTTAAAATCAGTCCAGGGTACAAAACTTTCAACAAATAAAATTGTAAATAAATCTTTAACAAAATAATTTAAAGTATAACTGTAAAATTCAAGAGAATTTGAGAAAATGCAAGAACTACCATCAATTTTTTCATATCCTTGTAAAACATATTTTGTAATGCTTTTATTCATATCAAAACTTTTATTTTTTTCGTCTAAAGCAGCAATGGAAACATCTATAATTTCACCTGGAATTGAAACTGTGTTAAATTTTTGCTCGTTTTTTAATTTAAATATAAATCTAAAATGAACTTTTAATCTTAACAAAGTAAATTTTAAAAATAATTTACCATTTCTAATTTCACTAATTGAATCATTCATTGAAATATAAAATTCACAATTTTCATTATTTACAAATATATTTTTCTTAACTTGATAATCATCTAAATCACTAAGATTAGAATCATTTAGTGTTATAACATAATTTATACCTTCCAAGTCTTTGATTGATATTGGTTCTCCCTGTAAATTTTCTTTTAAATCCAAAGAATTAAAACATTTCTCATTGTCCTTGGGATCACATTTTGAAATTTTAATATCTTTTCTGGTAATTCTGACAGCGCCTAATTCTGGTCTAAAAATCGTGTCAAAATATGGTTCAATAATTGCATCGGGATATGATTTAATTTCTATTTTCGGAACAGTAGAATAATCAACTTTTGGGTTAATTCGAGTGTCTGTATAATTTCTGTCTAAAAATTCAAAATCAAAAAATTCAATTTCGTTAATTAAATATTCAATTCTTTTTTCATCAAATTTAGACTCTGGTCTGTATTTATTAACTCTGTAAAGATCATTTAAATTATTAATGACTTTTTTCATTTTTTCCTGTACGTATATATTTTTATGTTTATATATATCAAAATATTTTGTTAAATTCATCATTAAAATAATTCTGATTTTGTATAAACCAAAATATGACAATTTTTCCATGTCACTACGAATTTTATTAAACTTATCATCACCAAGATCCTTGTTTATATATATACTAAAATCCACATCAGATTTTTTGAAATATTGTTTAAATTCTTTATAGATCATATCGATTGATTCACCTGATAAATCAACAGCAGTTCTTTTGAAAACAGCTTTCATGGCATTTCCTCCTTTATAAACTAAAACAACATCTTTGTCTTTTAAACTATTTTGTTTTATATATTCGCAGATCAAAGAATTTAACACATTATGAGCTAAAATTAAAAAATTAATCCATGTATTTTCTTCAGTAATAAAATTTTCATTGACAAAATCAGTTAATATTGCTTTGTGATTATAAAAAGGATCAGCTGTTCTAACATTTTCTTTTTCTGATTTCAATTCAGGAAACAAAGGTAAATTTTCAAAATTTGTTGCTTTTGGAAAATTAAAATTATTTATTTTTTTTATAATACTTGAAATATTTGCAGAAGATAATAACAGGTTTGTTTTTTCTTCTGCATATAGAGGATCAACATTTACAAATGGATGATATTTTTCAAAACAAATTTGATTTTGTTCAGGTTTTATTGTTGGTGTTGTTGTAGATATATTTGATTCGATTGATTCTGTTGGTTTTATAGATTGTATACTTGATATGTGTTTTTGGAACTCATTCTTAGATATTTTACCTTGTAAATTTAATAATACCAAATATTTTATCAATAAAAGATTGTAGTTTTCATAAATTTTGCCAATATCATTTTTATTTGATAATAAATTATTTGGAGACAATAATTTTAAGTTATTAAAATTAATGTATTTAATTATGTTATTGTTAATTTTGTTCTTTTGATCATAAGACAAATTTGATTCCAAAATATTAACATGATAATTTAGTTCATTAAATTTTAATATTAAATTATTTATATTTTTCAAATAATTTGGATTTGTTAAAATTTGTATGAAATTCATATATATTAATTAATTATAAAAAATTTTTATGAACTATTTTTGATCAATAATAAAAAAATTGATTTTTTTTATATTATTATATATTATAATTAAGGTATTGTTATGTTTGAAATAAATGAATTTTACAAATTTAAGAATTTTATAAGTGAATATTTAATTGGAAAAAACATTAAATATGTTATGAAATCGGGACCCACACATATAAATTATTATATATTTGACCAAAGTAAAAGAAAAAAATATATTTCTGTATCTAAGAAAGATAATTTAATTTACAAATTTGATATTGTATGTGGGGCATTACAAGATAGTGACACATGGAAAAATATTTTTTTATAATTATAATTAATGTCAATAAATTTTACAAACATGAAAATTATTAAAAAACTTGGTGAAGGATTTTATGGAACAACATATTTGATCTCAAATAAAAATAAAAAATATGCCATGAAAATACAACATATTTTGGAAAAAGACATGTTATTACAGCTAAATAAAAATAAAAAATATACTAGTTCGATTTGGAGAGAACTTGATTTATTTAAACAAATAAAAAAAATGAATAAAGAAGATCAGCCATTTTTCACTTTTCTTTATGATTATGAGTTTAGAAATAATTGTGATCATAAACAAAAGCGTAATGATAAATTATTTGTTGTGAAAGGAGATTTTTTTAAGCAATTACAAGAGTTAGATAAATCACCATTGTGTTTAATTTATTATATGGAATATAAAGGAGATGTTACACTACATGATTTTTTAATAAAACACAAATTAAATACAAAAATAATTTATAGTTTGGTTCTTCAGTTATGTAAAATTATTTATGTTTTATATCAAAAAGGATATTCGCACCATGATCTGCATCCTGGTAATCTAATGATTAACAAGACAACAAAGAAATATTTTTCTTTTATGGATACCAAAATTCCTTTTAATGGTTATTTAATTTCAGCAATTGATTATGGAAATGTAATGCATGAAAAATTCGGAATTAAAACTATAGGAAACAAGAAATTATTTATCAATAATAAAAAAGAATGGATGTTTAACGAAGTATTCAACTACTCCATGAGAATAATAGGAAATATGCCGAAAATGACATTCGAGTTAGAACAAAATAATATGAAATTTCCTTATAAACATTATGATAAGGCTACTCGAAAAATTTTTAAAAATCATTCGGAATTTTTAGAAATAACAAAAACAAAATATTTACATTTATT